TAATGGAAGCTGATGGCAGCGCACATGAAAAAAATGGAGCGCACCCATCACAGGCACGCCCCAATGAACTATGGTTATCAGCAAACGAAAGTTCTACTTACTGAACGTTATCGATGATACCGAGAAGCCGAAGGACACAGGAAACTTCTCTACACCAATGCATGTGGTGTCAAATGCGTCGGAGCCATCAGTACGGCTCTCCAGCTTATCCTCTTCTGTCTCGGCGAGCTTCTCACCACGCTTATCTTTCTTGCCGTTGTAGACACCAGCCGATGTGATGGAGATGAGAAGGTCGGGATTGTTATCACGATTGATGAGCACCTGGTGTTCAGCACGACCACGGAACATATCATTGATGAGTGCGTTCTTGAGGATATGGCTCATCGGCTTGCCGATGTACTTCTCACGGATGGACCACTGGTGCTGTTTGAGGCAATGCTTGATAGTGTCCCGGATATTGAGGTTGTGCGTTCCGTAATTCTGAGGAAGGAAGGTGGCATCATAATAGAAGATAACCTGACGCCGCTTGTGGTACTGGTAGTAGTCGTTGAAGTCGTCGATGAGCTCGGGGATCTTCCGCTCGTACTTGACGAAGAACGACTTGAGCACTCTCAGCTTGCCATCACGACCAACCTGCGAGCACACCATCCAGTTGATGTTCTGGTTAGCGTCGAAGGAGATTATGATTGGCAGCCGTGGGTCGAGGTCGCTGTCCTGACGGCAGTCGTTAGGTATTCCGCCACCTTCTTCTGCTCGTATATCCTGGAGTGCCAACTTGCTGCTTGGTGCGGTGTATAGATTGACATCCTCGCGCATACCGCCATAGAATCCATCAGTCGAGATGTCGATGCGGATACACATTATGGATGTGTAGAAAGTTAGTGGTGGAAGGTCGCGCTTGTTACGACGGATGAAATCCTCACCGAGCAGGGCGAGGTTCTGAATAGAAGAATACTCCTTATATAGCAGACATTTTGAACGGAAGTAGCGAAGCTTTGCATCAATGCGCTCGATCTTCTTCTCTATGTCGGCACGACGGGAAGGCATTGCCTTCAGCTGACGTACCGCACGGTACCGGGCATAGACCAGTCCTTCGATAACCTCTACAAGCTCAGGGTCGGACTGTTCCTTATAGTTGAGGAACCACGATCCTTTCTTCGTGATTGGCATATCGGAAGTGATGGTCATGCCGTGATGAAGTGGGAAGTCGTGGAAGAACTGCTCATTACCACGGTTGGCTTGGAAAGTCTCATCCTTAAGTTGCTCGAAGTTAATGAATTTCCCTTCATCGATAATGATATAGTCGAGCGACATTGAGTTAGACGATCCCGGTCTGTCCTGGCTGATGATATTGCAGACGGAACCGTTATAGAATGATATGGTATTCTCCCAGTTGGCAGGAGTGAAAATAGGCGACTTCCAGTGCAGCGCCTTCCATGGTTTCTTTCCAACAATGTAATGAAGGTCGCGCTTGAAGCCCCATCGCTCCAGATGGATGAGCATGGACGGAAGGATGTTGGTAAGGCAACGTTTCACTGACGGAGAGACGAAACCGCCCATACTTCCGGGCATCCCTTGAAAGCACTCCTGCAATCGTCGCGCCTGTATGGCTCCCTTGCCGAAACCACGTCCGGCGACTATTACTTCATCACGGGTGTCCATGTACAGACAGTAGAGCTGTCCGTCGTTGAAGTACTGCTTATTATCCTCGTTTTGTTCCATCATTGCTTTCTTCATCATCTTTAATTTCCACGTACTCAGCATCCTCTATTGCGCCATTCGAGTACTTTTTCTCGAGTCGGCGGATGCGGTCGCGCAATCCTGGTACTTTCTTTATGCCGATAACCGACGGGTCGTCGGTCGGCACGAAGTTCTGAGGAATGATCTTATCGAATTCAAGCTCCGGTTCATCGTCCTTATCGGTGCGGTTGTTCTTGACACGTACTGCTTCAAGAGCAGCCACGGCGCGGAAGTCGCCTTTGACGCGAGCCTTGCGGATATCCTCATCGAGGTCGACGTTAATCTTCCATCTGTAGAACTCCTTTGTTGCCTGATGGACATTACCGAGCAGCAGCTGGCAGAGGTGTACATCGTCGTAAGCTTGTGAGATTTTTATCTTATGCAGCTGCATGTCATGGGTAACAATCTCACGGGTGGTTTTGGTAGGGAACTCCTGCCAGTATGAGAAGATGGCACGGAGCCTCTTGACACGCTCAATGATGAGAGGACTGAGATTCTCGGCTTCCATCTCAGGCCTCTCCATATAGATGTAACGACTGTACTGGTCGATGTCGGTTGGCATGCTCATATTATCTGCTGTTCTATTTCCTTTATGAATCCAACTGACTGCTCCACTGCAGATGGTGAGCCGGTATCGCAGAGGTCGCGAATATTCTTCTTTATCTCGTGTACTGTTTGGATGTACCCACGGAGATAGGCAGAACGCGCAGCACTGCCATGAGTCTTGATGTCGTCCTGGAACTCATCTTCGTCAATATCCAAAAGGACGGAAATCTCCAAGGGGGTCATCATGTCGGCTCCCATTGTCTCTATCTCTTTGAGCAAGTCGTTGGAATACTCCATGTAGTTCTATTGAATTGTTATCGATGATTGTCTTCAGACCGCTATACAAGTCGAGGAATGCCTGCTGACTGGTTGTTACCATGGTACATTCAGCCCGGTCGCCGTAAGTTTGGTTCTGTGACGAAATAACGGAGACTGTCCAGCGGTCATTCTGAACGAGGACAATCTTAGAGTGGTTCATTGCAAGATATACGCGGTCGAAGCAGTTCTGCATTAGCTTGTAAAGCTTCACTGTCTTTTGTGATGCCTTCAGGTCGGCAACCAGTGCCGACTCATCGATAAGCTGCTTACGTCGTAAGCGTGCGAATCCGGAGAGGAAGGCATCACTTGTAGAGTAAGTGCTTACCCATACATCGGCACGCCCGGTCTGCTCCAGGATCCATCCGAGCAGACCGAGCGTGTGAAGTCCGGTACCGAGGTAGCACTGGAACGGATTACTCGCCAGCGGTTTGAGTATCGTCGCTATCGGCTTCCCCCTCGACATCGTTATCCTTCTTATCTTTATCGTTGAACACTACTCCAAGGTCGGCGAGAGTCTGGCGTAGATCATCACCAATCAGCTCACCGGCAGAGAGGATAACATCGACACGTTCCTGTACCTTTGCAAGCTTGGAGTTGTAGTCGGCAAGAGTTTTTTCGTCCATTCCATCGGCATCATAAGACGATTTAATCGACTGCAGAGGACCGATATTCTTGCTGATGTATGAGCGTGCGTTGGTGATTTTCTTGGCATCATCACCACCGTTTTCACCACCGTTTTCACCACCATCATTCGGCTCAAGCACGAAGTCATCGTACTTCTTGAAGTCAGCCTTGTAGCCGTACCACAAATCCTTAAGCTGCTTAAGATATTCGTAACGGCTGCATGGCTCATCGATGGTGAGCAGCGTATTGTAGAGCTGCTTTATTTTTTTCCACCGTTCGGCATTGCGTGGCCATATTCCCTTTATGTCGTCAGGAAGACTGTCATGGTCGGCACGCTTGCCTGAGTGTGCCGGCAGATCATCCGGATTCTGGACTGTGCCATCGTCGTTCTTTGGTTCTGCGTCGACAGCTGCTTTAACCTGAGGTGTGAGAGTACTGTCGAGTTTGTTCACTTCATCGATGGTCAGTCCGTCGGCACGGATGCCGTACCACTTCTTAAGTTCATAGACCACCTTCGACTCATGGCGCTGTGGCCGTGTAACGACAGTCTGATAGAGTGAGCGGTTACGATTCAGGCGCAGCAACATAGTTGCTCCTTCGATAATCTCCTGATCGGTACGCGGTCCGACATGGGTCAGCCACTTGCCGATGTGCTGTGTAAGTTCGTTGTCAATCATTTGCTTTGAAATTTAAAAAGGGCAGTCTCACGATCAAACGTGAGGACCGCCCTCAAATTTATCTATATTATGGATTGAAAAAAGCCTGTCAAATTGTTGTTATCCTGATTACAGTCTTTTTAGCCCTGACCAGTCTGAGCTGCCTTGCCACCAGCGTCCTCGGTAACGAGTTCGCCTGTCTCACCACTGATAACGCCATCCTCAGTCTCAATCTTTCCGGTATAGAAAGGAGCCGACCAGTAGTCGGTAGCGACTGCCTCGACGGTTGTGGTGTTGGCATCGGTTGCGGTCTTGCCGAGTTCCTGCTTGAGAGATAGGACGGCTGGGAACTCCTTGTTACCAACGAGACGGAACTTGCCGTTACGCTGCGGAACGAGGAAGATCATCTGGTCGTTGTTCATCTCGTTGATGTATCCTGTTGCCTCTTCCTCAGTTCCAGGAATAACGCCTGTGAAGGTGTTTTTAAAGCTCTTGTTGCCCTCGGTGCCCTGATTCTCAGTCTGGATGGTACCCTCATCGACAACCATACCGACCTTGTGCCACTTTACATCGGCAGCGAGAACAAAGTCGCCAACGAGAGTAGCTGCAGCCTTAAGGTCCTCAGGCGCATCGTTATACTTAGGCATGGTTATAACATCGTACAGAGAGATGCCATAGAAGTAGGCGCGGGTACCAGGAAGGTTCTTGCGTCCACGGCAGTTCTCGATGTCTTTGTATATTCTTGCCTTTTTAGCGCATTTACTCATTTTTATATTATTTAATTGGTGAATGAATGGATGGCAGCCGCTCTTAAGCGGTCGCCACCGGATATGTTACGCACCTGCTCCAGCTGCTGGCTTCTTCTCCCAGACAGCCAGAACCTCAGAAGAGACTGACTCGAACTGAGTGCCGAAGAACATGTTGGCGAGGAAGTCAACATCGTAGTGGTTCTCAAGAGAACGCTCAACGAGGAACTTCTCATCGTCACCCTTCTGGTTGAAGAGAAGGTAGATATTTGACTTCGGCGTAATGAGCATGAAGTCCTTAGGGACGTTAGCCAGCGGAACGAGCTCGACGTTGGTGGCACCATCAAGAGTTGTCTTGGTGAACTTCTGATTGTAAGGAAGAGCGCCAAATGACTGGCGGTAGTCCTTGCAATAGTTGTGATAATGCTCAGTCGACATGAAGTATTGTAGAGCTGGATTCTTCTTGAGCTTCTCACTGGTACCGTTCCAGTAGAAGTCTTCAATGATGTCAACAGCGTTGTCAGCTGTGATATCCTCAGTACCATACTTGAGGTTCTTTAGATCCTCGGAGATAAGAACCTGCTTAATCTCGTTGGTTCCGGCAATATCATTGTCGATGATAGTGCGGAAACCATTGAAGAAGTCGGCGGTCTCGTCGAACTTCTCACCGTTATGCTTAGCGGTGAACGCATTGAGGAAGAGGTTCTCTCCGAGCTGCTTCATCATGTAGGCGCATACCTGCAAGACGATAGGCACGTTCTTAAGACCTTCGCCCTTGGTTACGTTACTGCCCCAGATAGACTGGTAAATCTTGTTCGGGTCAATCGGCTCGATACAGTTGCCGAAGAATGTCTCGAACACACGGGCCTTGATGTCAACGCCACCTTTGCCCTTCTTATCCTTCTTATAGTTTCCGAGCTGGAACTTACCTGTCATCTCGCTCCAAATCTCGCGGTAGCGGATTCCGGTAGCGATGGAACAGTGCTGCAGAAGCTCGCCCATAGCGAACATTGGCTGCACGATAAGGTCCTTGCGGTAAGTCTTGAAAGTCTGAGACAGACTTTCAGGAGTGAATTTGATTCCTTCTGTTTGTCCTGCCATGATTAGATGTCTTTAATGCAATCGTACAAATCTTTGGCGGTGAAGTTCTCACCACCGTTAGCCGGGTTCTCTTTAGTTTCATCAGCCGGTGCTCCCTGCAGGTTCTTAACCTGCTGCTCCTTTTCGGCGATTGTGTTCTTAGCCTTGGCGAGTTCGTCCTTGGCTTTTTGAAGCTCATCCTGAGCTTTAGCAAGCTCATCCTTTGCTCCCTCAGTTGCAGGTGATGCTGGCTCGGCTGGCTTAATGGCATCCTCGCCGTCATTCTTCTCATCCTTAGGCTTGGCAAGTTTCTCGTTGAGAGTCTTTGCCTGGTCCTCGGTGAGAACTACCTGACCTTTGTCGTCAAAGTTAAGAGCTCCGGCACCGAAGAGTGTCTCCAGTGCTGTCAGTGTAGGTTTACTCATACTTGGTTCTGGTACCTTGGCGTTATTTTTACCGAACAGGGTCTTAAGACCTTGGAACGCCTTTTCCAAGAATCCCGGAGTTGGATTGCCTTTGTCATCAACGATGGCAGACAGCGAAGGCTGCTGCTGTGGTTGTGGCAATGGCGGTATGCCTGTCTCTTTAATATTTTGATAATTATTCAGATATTCATTTGTTATCTTGGTTGTCGCCTTCTCGGTCTCATCATCCTCGCGGATCTCATCCAC